TTAGTCTCTCGTCCAGATTTCTTCCATTGCCCGTTCTGCCGCTTCGGATGCCCGTTCTTCCGCGTCGTCCACAAAGTGGTCGCCCCGGATCCTGCTCGTCCCGTAATGCAGAACGAACGCCTTCTCGGCGTTCGATTGCTTTTTCCGGTCTCGCCCGTGCGGATAGATGCTCGATGTGTATGCCTCGCCGGTTTTCTTCACCGCGCTGGCCCGCACGCTGTTCTTCATGTCGCCCGTGTCCACGTGGCCGTGATCTTCGATCGCGTCCTGCCATGCTTTCACTACGACCTGCCCGGCTTCTCCCAGCATCTCCGTGGCCTTTCGCTCCAGCCTCTCGCTCTCAGCGAACAGCTGGTTCATAACCTCTTCCACGCCGGAAAACTCCATCCGCGCCATTCAGCATCCCTCGCAAACATAGATGTGGTGGACGTACCCGGTGTCCTTTTCATAGTCCACCCGATATTCCACCGCGATGTCGTCCTGTGCTTCCAGTGTTTCCTTCAGCAAAGCGGCCAGCGCTTCGTCCTCTTCCTTTGTGAACCGGTCCACCTGGAATCGGATTGTGCCTTCTTCCTGCCCGTCGCCGTACAGGCCGATCGGCTGTATCTCCTGCCACACCGTGTAGGCGTCGGCAGTTCCGGCTCCGTCGTGATCATACCGCTGCACGTTCGGATCAACCGAAACCAGCAGTGTCTTGATCTCATTCGCCGTCATTGCCCGTCACCTCCCCCGCGTCCTGCCCGTTTCCCGGCGCAGGCGCAGCCGGTGTGCTCGCCCTGGCTGTCGGGTATTTTTCGTACACCTCCAGCGTCAGGTCTGTGATCGGCTCGCCGCTGTCGCTGTCGTCTCCGTGCCAGGCCCGCGTGATCAGGTATTTCTCCGTCTTCGCTTCGCTTCCGTCAAAAGGCGTCAGCTCCGCCACGTCCTGGTTTCGGATACTCCGGCACTGCAGGATCCGCACCCGCGTCGCCGTCTTCATATCCTCCCGTTTCCCGGTCGGACGGGCGGGAGCCGTCTCGAAGGATAGCTCCCCGTAGTAGCTCTCGTGGATCGCCGCCAGGGTGCTGGTCGGCTTCCCGCCCGCAGGCGTTGTGCTGGTTTTCCGCAGGATCCTGCACGTTCCGCGATCAAGAATCATTCCCGCTCGCCTCCCGCGTTTGCCGCAGCCACCTTTCCCGCCGGCGCAGGCGCAGCCATTCCGGCATCGCGCCCGCGCTGTCCCGGTTCTGGTACTGCCACACCGTGTAGTCCACCAGCAGCATCATGTCGTCCGCGCTGTCGGTGAGGGAGATGCCGGTGCCCTCCAGTTCCGCCGCAGCCGCTTCGATCCGCTGCGTGAAGTACGCGTCCAGCGACGTGTCCGCCGCCAGCCGGTTCAGTCTTGCTTTCACCAGCGAAAGCGCCGTCTCTGTGTTCACTGCCATCTCTCCTCACCTCCGTCTCACGCGGCCTTCATCAGGTGGTCTTCGGCACGCTGGCGACCACGCCCGCGCTCACGATCCGGCTGTTGCCGTCCAGCTCGACCACGGTGATCTTCTTGCCGGCAGCCGCCGTGATCGCGGTGGTGCCGCTGGCCAGAGTCTCGAAGCCTGCGGGCAGCTTGTCGCCGGCCTTCACCGCGATGTCGCCCAGCTTGTACTTCAGCACGGGGTCGCTCTGCGCCACGGTGCCCGCGACGGTGATCACGGTCTTGCCGGCGGTCCCGCCGGCGGCTGCCGTCAGGGTCAGGTCATTCAGGCCCGTGTTGGCATAGTCTTCAGCAAAGTCCTTGCTGGTGGTGGGATTGGTGTTCGCGAAGTTGACGATCACGAACGCCTCGCCAGCCACAGGCTTGCCGTCGTACCGGGCCGTGCCCTTGAACACGGTCTGGTCTTCCAGGAACAGCGGGATGTCGCTGCTGGCGAACTTCAGTCCGGCGCGTTCCGCCATCAGGTAGTTGCCGCCGAAGCCGCCGATGATCTCGTTGTCCGCGATCTCGTCGTCCTCGAACTCCACGATCGTGCCGCCCAGCACCGGCATCATGGAGGTGTTGCTGACCAGCGCCGCGTTCGCGTTGAAGGCGAGGGCCTTGGTCAGAATCTTGATGTGGGTCTTCCGGTTCATGACCCAGAACAGGCCGTCGCTGGAATACTTCGGCTTGGCGATGCCCAGCTTCTCGATCAGCGCGGTGAAGAAGGCCACGCCGGTCTCGCTGCCGACGTTGATCTTCTGCACGTTGCTCACGTGCAGGTCGGTCCAGGCGGGACCGTCGCTTTCCCAGTCGGCAGGCTCGCTGGTCTGTGCCAGGCGGGTCACGATGCCCAGCGGCATCTTGGTGCCCTTGCCGAATAGGATGGCCTTGTCCAGTGCTTTCGCGACGGCAATGCCGATCGCGCGGACGATCTCGTCCGCCAGGTCCACATCGCTGTCTTCCAGCACGGCGTTGCAGATCGGGATATACGCGCCGACCTTGTAGCCATCGACCTCAATCTGGTTGAAGCCGATATCCAGCTCGTTGATCTTCGCGCACATCTCGGTCCAGACCGCTTCCGGAATGGTGCCGGCGATGTTCTGGCGAGCCTTGCCGCCCACCCTGCGAACGGAGACGAAGGGCAGCAGCTTGCTGTTCTCCGCCACGGTCTCCCGGATCATTTCCAGCATCAGGTCCGGGATGGTCAGTCCCGCGCCGGTGATGGCGCGTTTTTCCTTGATGGCGGTGCGAACCTCGCCCAGGTAGTTCTTCACGTCCTCACGGGCGAAGAAAGCATCGCGCACCTGCTGAGCCATTCTTGCAAAAGTCCTGCGAATCATACGATTGTTTCCTCCTCTGTTCTCGGTTCCGTTATCATCGGATCCGTTATTGTTGGCTGCGGTACTTTCGCCGCCGCCGGCATTGCCCGCGTCGGCGGGCGGGTTGGTGTCCTGCGCCGCTTCCACGCCCTCCAGCTCGGTTTCCAGTTCGGAGATCTCCTGCTCCAGCTGGTCCGCGCTATTCTGCGCTTCAGTGCGCTCCTGCTCGAAGGTGGCGATTTCCTCTTCCACCGCCGTGCGCTGCTCCTCGGTCTCGACCTCTTCGATGGCCTGCGTCAGCTCCGCCTCACGGGTCTTAAAGCCTTCCAGCTTCTCCCGCAGCGTCGCCAGCTCCTTCTTCTTCAGATCGATCCGTCTCCGGAGCATCAGTGCTTTAAGCATTTTCCTGTTCCTCCTTGCTGATTCTCGCCCTGGCCGACTTTTTCCAGTCTGCCAGGCGGTTTCCTTTCAGCTCTTCCCGCTGTGCTTCGCGAGCTGAAACATTGGTGTCCTCATAGGCCGGGAAAGTGCAAACGCTGACCTCATGAAGCTCCACTTCAGTGATCGTCCAGTGAATGGATCCGTCGTCTCGGAACTCCGTCTCCTCGCTGACGATGTTGAAGCCGAAGCTGCACTGGTCCACATCTCCGCGTTTGACGCGCTCGTACAGGTTCATGGCGTCCTGGTCGTTCGGATTGATCACGACGTCACCATACAGTCCGTGCTCGTCCACCCGCAGATCCAGTGTGTGGGCCTTGGTGCGCCCAAGCACCAGCGTGGTGTCGTGGTTGGTCAGGGCGCGGATATCCCCGCCCAGAGTATTATCGAAAGCGTGCCGGTCAACGCTCTCTGTCATTCCCGGCCCGATTTCATACGTGTCTCCGAATACTGAGAAATATCCTGCAATGTGCAGCGCGTTCTCTTCCTCCCGCGTCTCAAATCGCGTCAGCTGTGCCCGCACCTGTCTGTCGTTTTTTTCCCTTGTAATCATTGTTCTTCCCTCCTCACATCGTCTTGATGATCCACGCCAGCAGCAGCGCGGCCAGCAGGATCCAGATCCACATCGGCATCTTGCTCCCTTCCCGGACACTTCATGGCGTCCGCCGTCAACACGATCCGTCCTTCCATCAGGCACATCTTCTGGTGCGCGCACACCGTGCCGCTCACCCGGCACCGGATCGAGTCGCGCGCCCCGCGCACGATCGCGTGCGGGCATCTGTACTTGCTCATTCTCCTGGCTCCGTTTCTTCTCCGGTACTGCAGTACCGTCTCGGTATGCAGTCCTGTAATTCCCGGATACATTCCGCGCACGCCCAGCCGGCGAAGTCGTCAATAAACAGGAACCGCAGCTCCTGATCTTCTGCTCCGCACATCTCGCAGGTTCCGCGCTTCATGATCAGTCGTTTTGAACCAGTTTTTTCTGGTTCCCGCTGTCCTCATACGGGATATAATTTTCCAGCACCTTGTATTCCTTCAGCCCAGCAGGTGCCATGTGCATCCGGTCGCGCCACTCGTCGCCGTTGATGTATCCGCGATCAGCTCCGGCAAGCAGGATGCTACTCACGGTGCCCAGGTCGTAATCCATCAGTGACCAGAAGTTCATCTGCAGATACCACTTCGGACTCAGGATCAGCGCCCGTGTCATCTCCTGCTGGATCCCCAGCGCGATCGCCCGGATCTTCGTCTGCACGAAATTGTTCCATTCGTCCCGGTTGAAGTCACCAACGCCAAGCAGGAACGCCGGCACGCCGATCACGCTCGCCACGGTCTTTTTGTCCAGCTCGATCGTGTCCTTGATTGCCAGGTCGGCCAGTGTCAGCGGCCTCACCTGTTCCACGCTGAAAGCCTCGCTGGGAATCATCCAGGGATCTCCCGGATGTGCCGGCTTCACATAACCCTCCAGCAGCTTTTCCCGGCCTTCCGGGCTTGCGAACTCTTCCGTCAGTCCGTCCACCTTCACGATGATCGACGGCTTCCATTCGCTTTTCATAAAGGCGTTTTCGGTCTTCTGCGCCTGCTTCAGATTGTTGGCGATGTCCTTCAGCACCACCGTGATCCCGCGTCCCTTCCACAGGTACACCGGATCCGGATTGTAGGTGAAGTGCATCAGCTCTGACGGGTCGAACGTCTTCCCGTCAATCACGACCATGTAATCCCGGTAGCTGTTACCCACAGGCCGGAACGACACCCGCCCGGCGCTGATCGGCTCCAGATCTTCCAGAATCCCGCCGCTGGTATGCGGCACAACGATGCTGTTCCCGTCTCCGTGCAGCAGCAGGTTCATCACAATGGCCGTCATCCATTCCATGCGCGTCATATTCGCGCACGGTTCGATGTCAATCTTCCGGCTCAGTTCATTGATGATCCGCTCGTCCCCGTTTTCTGTGTTGTTCATCAGGTGGATCGTCATGCTGCCGATCAGCTCCGCGATCTTCATCACCGCCGTCTGGATCTCCGGGCAGTCGCGCAGCTGCGTATATCCGGCGCATTCAATATCGCCCTGTCCCAGCCAGAACGCGATACGCTCTGCCTGGTTCAGTTTCACTGTCTCCCGCTTTTCTTCGCTGGTTTTCTCGCTTTTCGTTCCGTGCCCGGGCCTCGCGCTCCACCAGTTCCGCAGCTGCTCCATCCGACCCATCCGTCAGTCACCTCATTCCTCATCAGTGTCCCCGCTGGTCCCGAACCAGCTGCTGGCCTTCCCGGCCTTTTCCAGACATTCCAGCATCCGGACCGTGGCAAACACGTCCGCGTCGAACACGTCGATCCGGTGTTCCGGCTGCACCTTTTCGTACTGGATCATGTCGTCCGTCTTCTCGATTGCCTTCACGTTCTGCACGCAGTATTCGTAAGGCTCCGCACCCAGGTAGTAGAAATTGTCATTCTTGGCCTGCTTCTCAATGTGCCGGAAGCCCTCGCTCTTTTTGTAAAAATACTGCGGCTGGTCCACAATCGTGAATCCGGCCTTCTTCATCGCGATGAAGTATTCCCGGCAGAATTTCCGGTCGTGCCCGATCTGGGCAATCCGGAATCCCATCTTTTTCATGGCGATAAACCACGCCACAACCCGGTCGTGATCGTTCGTCGGCGCGTTGCACATTTCCAGCCATCCGTCGTCCTTCCAGCCGAACAGCGGAATGTTGTCCTTGTCCGCCTTCTCCGCCGCCGCCGTGATCGGGAACCAGCAGCGCGGGATCGCGATGTCGATCCCCTTGTACATGCCGTGCAGGCTCGCCGCCGTCAGGTCGTGCAGCTTGGAAAGGTCCGCTCCGCCGTACCACTTGATCG